AGAAACGCCAAGGATAGACCTTAGTTCTGCAACTGTAACGATTGAAGCCATCTCTACATCCTCTCTATTAAACGGCTGGGGGAGCCACCGGGAGCAGCAGCCCCCCCATGATTAGTTATTGACTAGGCAACCATGTAACGGTATGCGCCAGCGCCGATCTTTGTTGCGATTGCACCGTAACCGTAGTATCCAACTTGAACCTGACCTGTTGAGATGAGGTTTGTTTGGAGTGATAGGCGTGGTGACTCGTACCAGGTGTAAGCATCTGGGTTGATGATAATCATTGAGTTATCGCCAGTACCAGATAGGTTACGAGCTACGCGAAGGTTAAGACCGAGAAGGTTTCCACGAACTGCTGTTGCTGTAAGTGTTCCGCCTGCGTTTTGTGGGTTGATTGTCTGCTGGAAGATTGGGCGATTTGAAGAATCGACCAAGCCCATTAGCACGCCCCATTGTTCTGGAGATACTGCGATGTTAGTCGCGAACCCAAGAGTGTTTGTGTAGATTGAAACTGCTGCATCTGCAACAAAATCTGCTGCAAGTGCGCCAGTTGTTAGTGTGCGGTTTCCGCCATCAGTTCCGCCAGCAATAAGTGCTGATCCAACTGCTGCATCTGTTGCCTTTGCGTATGCGTATTCCATTTGGCGTACGAGTTCAGCAAAGAATGCTGGTGATGAACGATCGAGCAATTCGAGTGAGAATGTTTGCTGACCAATGTACTTCTTAACATCAACTGAAACGAAAGCAGCGTTCTGATCTGTTTCTGATGGTGTTCCGCCTTCAGCTGCGATTGCAACTGTTGGAGCAACTGTGATCTTTGGGATTTCGAAAGTCATGCCTGCATCTGGCAATGCGCCAGTTGATACTGAGTCGATCAATGGGCGATCTGCGTTTGAGATGCCGTTGATAACTTCAGTTAGTTGACGAGTTGGTACTAGACCAGCGTTGTCTGTTGTGTCTGCTGCTGCTGCAACATACATCTTTGATGTGTCGTTACCTAGTGAGGCACGAACTGAATGCTCGAGATAAGAAGCCTTATCAACGATTGGGTTACGAACAGTTGTTGAAATATAAGGTGCTGTTGCAGCCTTAACTTCAACCTTTGCAGCCTCTACCGTTTCTGCGGCAGGAGCGACTTCTGGAACGGTAGTGTCTGGCACTTGTTCTCCTTCTGTGGTTGGTTTAGGTGTTGCATCCTGGACATCTGATGATGCTTCGGAATTCTCTGATTCTTCTGCCGCTACTTTCGCGACTTCTGCGCCCGGTATTGCTCCGTCTGTGACGAGGCTGACCTCGATGAGGTTGGATGAGCTGATAGCCATTACGCCATCTTTGTTATCCCAAGATTCGACATCTACGCCAACGCTAAAATCTGAACGAAGTCCAGTTGCGGCCTCTTCGAGTGCATCGTTACCGGCGGTTGTCTTAGCAATCTTGAATTCTGCTGTGATGCCTTCTGCATCTTGTTCGTATGAAACTAACTTGCCAAGTGGGCGAGTTGTATCGTGCTGAAGAACTAACTTAGTGTTCTTGGACATTGTGATTGAATCTGGCTTAAACATTGTGCGGCCTGCTGAGGTGTTGCCTTCAGCGTTCCATGAAACGATGCGACCAGCAATGATTCTGGATTCTGCATCTGCTGCTGTGATAGCAACTGGCATAGTTATCTTCATTATGCGTTCTCCTTATTGTCGATCAGATCTTCTTCTTCTCGGATTTGCTCAACGCTCATTGCGCCAATGCGGTTTAAGATTTCATAAACTTGAGCGCGTTGCAGAGCATCTGAACGCAAAAATTCATCAAGTGAAAAACGAATTTCGCCAGTTGAAGGCGTAAAATCAGGCATTGATAAACGCTGTTCGATTGCTGCAAGAATTGGCTTCATTGAAAAGTCGATAAGGCTACGGCGTTCTGAAACGCTGTTGCTGTAAGTCATGCTGGTTGTTTCTGCACTTACGAAATAAGCAGGAAGGTTGCAAGCGCGAGCCAATTCCAGAGCGACATATTGGCGAGCCTCATTTAGCTGCAGTTTGGCTGGATCGATGCCCAACGCTTGCAATTCAACATCCGCATTTAAGAACGCGGTTGATTTAGTAAGTCGAGCAGTTCTCCATGATTCGAGAAGTTTAGATATGCGTTCTGCTGGCAAGTTAGTGCCATTAGATTTTAGAACCTGAAGTGGTACTGGTTCTTTAGCGAAAGTTTCGGCGGCTTGCTCCAACGCATGAGCAGCCCGGATTGTGCGCCCAGCGCGATTAAGCACGCCCTCATCAAGTCCGTAAAATACTACGAGCGAACCAACGCCTTGATTTGGAACTACTGAACCATCGACTTGGTAGCCGACGATTTCAGTTTCATTGTTGTTAAGTTTTACTGTTACGCGATCTGGAGCAACGCGAGTCCAGGCACGAACGCGCCCGGTGTCTCCATATTGCTCTAATACTTGGCCATACCCAACGCCATGGAATAGTAGATCTTCTGCAAGCCATGCGTAGATCGCAGAACCAGGAACGCGTGGATCTGGTTGGTTAATTACTGTTGGTGTGGTCATATGAGAACCATCGAGCTTCGAGTATTGCTCGAGTGGCAGAGAAGCAAGTGTTGAGCAGATGATGTTGCGCGCTCTTGCAATCGTTGGAACTGCCATAGCCTGCTGACGAGTTGCTACTGATTGAGTAAATACGAAAGGATTAAAAGATGCCGTGTTGTTAAAAGGTGCAGGAGCCGAAGCCGCATCAACTGTAACTTCGGTTGTTGGCTTGGCTGTTGTGAAGATATCCCTGATTCCCATTGGACATATTATACGCTATTGCCTAGACATTATCCTATCTGAATGTCCACTTCGGATTCTCCGCGTGTTGCGAAGTGAGTAACCATTGCAGAAGCAACTGCCCCACAAACTATCCCGCTTTGCTTGCGACCCATTACCCAACCGCCATCACCTCGAGTTAATTTAACTGCCGATAGAACTTGCTTGGTTAATTCTTCTTGATCTGCATGAGCAAGGCGCATCGATGAAACGGCTGAGACGAATTCATCGCAACTCTGCTGATATTCCTGCGCATTAACTTCATGGATTGGGATTCCTGCTGGAGCCAATCGAGCCGCAACTGCTGAAGCGGTAGATTTTGAGTAAGCGACCGCATTAACTGGGAATTTGCGAACCCAGTAAGCAATATCGTTGGCCATTTCAAGATCATCGAGGTTGACCGGGTTAAACCAAGTATGAAGAAGGCTGACCATGAAACGATTGCCCTCAATGCGTTGGCCTGCGACTAGTGAAGCGTGTTTTCTGTCTGGGCTGAGATCGATCGCCATCCAAGTATCCTTCTCGACATCGAGCTGAGGCAGATCATCGGCCTTGCACTTCTTCCATTCGGCTTCTGAGATAACTGGATTGATCATGCTTACGAATTGGCACAATATCTCGGTTCTAAATATATCTTCACGATCCGACAGGCTGTCTTTGATGTTATCTTCATGAACCGTATGGCCTAGCGATGGATTACTTTGGTACCAGGCTTCTTTGTCGGTAATTTCCGCCCCTGGCTCAGCCGACCATTCGAACCAGCCAATAGAATCATCGGCTCCTTCGCTTGCCGCTAAACCGCGCTCCCTAAATTTATGCAGTAGAACTGAATTGGCATGACCAGCATTCGAATAGACATAGGCCTGAGGATTTGGATTACTCATCTGAGTAAATCGCATTGAACTCCAGACATCTTCGGTGTCGAACTCTCGTAACTCATCGATGTGAATTACATCTGGAGCAGCAATACCTCGAGCGGCTGAATTGCCTGCTCTGATTAGGTACCGGGCTTTATTCTTGAACCGAATCTCTTGAGATCCTTTAGATTCGTACTTCTTAGCGAAGTTATCCAGAAGCATCTGAGAATTCTCAATGATCTCGCTAACCTTAAAGAAGATTTCGCTCGATGTAGTTAACTTATGAGCTGTGGCTAGGTGCATTTTCTCGCCAAGAACATAGATCCCGAACAAGATTCGAAGCGCCATGAATGTAGATTTACCCTGCTGGCGTGGCAACATAATGCCAATTAGCGGATGCGCCCAGCGACCGTCTGGCTTATATCGAAGGCAATCCTTGGCTAGTTGCTGTTGCCATGGAAGCAATGGGAATCCGATATCTTCGCAGAACTTGATCATTTCATCGCCTCGAGTAGGTAAATCGAGCGGCTTTGAGCGGATTCTAGGCACTTGAGAGCCATATCTGACTTCTGTTACCCCTACCTCAGCCGATTGCAGCCCTTCTGAGCCGTTTTCAGCCGTCATGACTAGTTCTCATCCGAACTGAGCCGATAATGGCTGTTTGAGTCATTTTTGGGGTAAAAAGAAGGCAGGATTAGCCTTCGCAGCAGCAGGCGCAGCAGCCGTTGCTTATGCAGGCAAGTTAGCCATCGATGGCGTTAAGTCAGCCATTGAAGATGCAGCCGCTCAACAGAAGTTAGCC